CTGGTTATATTTGGACTGCTGCAGCTTGCTACGAGCAGCGTCATCGCTAATGCTGGAATTATCCGACTGAACATTTTTGGCGATCTCCACGTTTTCACTCTGCTTTTTGGCTACCGCCTCAACCTGGCTCTTATCTTTCTCAGCAGCAGCCACATCTGCCTTTGCCTGTGTCTGGACTGTTCCAACCTTCTTACCTCCCATGTAGGCGGCAATACCGGCAGCGATTAAAGCCACACCGGCGAGGATGTAATTCCAGAACTCAGTGATGAATGAAGCAATCATGGCTGCCCGTCCTGTTTAATCTTATCGGCCTGCTGAAGTAGCTTTTTCTGTCTGACGAACTGCGCGACAACACCCATCGCCACCATGAAGGCACCAATTAGGCCAAGGTAGTTTTGTGGCAAGAATGATTTGATATCAGGAGGTAAAGCATTCCATGCATCAAGTGCGTTTTGTGGGAATGACTGCACCCAGGCACTTAGCATTGAACCAGCCGATGCAAGCCATACTGACCATGCCTTGAAAAGCAACTTTGCATGCGCGACGAATTCAACGCTGGTGTATTTACGGATAAGCAACAGGGCAATTACGATAAGGAGAACTACGATAATCCAGATAAGGAAAGTCATATCTTACCCTTATAAATATCATAATTTCCGGTTCGCATTACCTCAGCATGACGCTGTGCTCTACCTGGAGTTTGCCGCGCCCAGAGACTATTGAGCATCTCATTTGCACCACTGATAAAATCACCGTTGGAAATGAAGATAAGCGCCTTCTTGAACTGAGCCAGACCATCAACACCTAACTGATAGGCCATTGATACGAGGATATCCTCTCGGGCCGGGTTGCATTGCTTTAATGCGGCGGCAATATTAGGCCTGCTCTTCAGCTCCAACTCTTTGGTATCCACAATCACCTGCTTCCATACATCGCCAACCGATCGGGGCACACTGAATGTATAATTACTCAATGAAGCACCCTTTGGGCCTATGCGAATTCCACCTGCGACAGTAGGAAATCCGAGCGTGTCGATATATGGTTTTTCAACGTATCCCTCTTCAAAGTTGAGGATGGCGATGATCTGACTCATTTGGCTTCATCCTCTTTAACGACCTGATTAACCTTGTCAGCGGTTTTGTTGGCTGTTTGATCAGGTATCTGATTCAACTGCTTTCGCATTTCATCAACCTGCTTTGCAAGCTGACTTACTTTCTTATCCCGGCGTTCTGCAACTTTCTGATAGTCGGCTCTGATCCCGTCAATGCGCTCGTTAGCTCTGTTGCTGACAAAGACAAAGATGATCGTCATGATGATGCACATGACACATAGCAGGAGCATCAAAGAACCAAGGATTACATTTCTCTTGTGGTTCGCTTTACTGTTTGCGGTTTGCATCGCTGTCGTCCTCCAGCGTGGCGATCAGCCTGTTTACTTCACTCCTGAATCTTGCATCACCAGAAGAATTTGTCGCCTCAGACATGGCAAGGAGAATGCCGAGTGCGTTTTTAATCAGGCGGAGGTCAGTTTCTAGGGTAGATATGCGGCGCAGGTTTTTGTCATGCCGGTCGCGCAACTCATCATTCTCCTCACGCAGGAGCGCGTTGCTCTCCTTCAGGAGTTGAACCTGCTCTTTGTAGCCAGTGATAATGTCACCACTTGCTCTGTTGTTGGTTACGATTGAGGTGATGCCGGCAATAAGCGGCTTCCAGAATAATGCTATCGCACCACCACCAAGCACCAATGCGCCAATGCTAGTGAATAACCCTTCATTCATACCTGACCTCGCCCGCCAGGTGTTCTAACTGTTCTGTTTTATTCATAGCCGTCTCCGGCGCTGCCCGGACAATTCCGGCTGGGTGCTGTGAAAAGAACGCCCGATACCACTTAGGGAAACCCGTAATTTGCAGTGATTGGCATGGGCGAAAACGAAAAAAACCAGCTCTATGGCTGGTCTTTTTAATTAGATGCTCTGACGCTAACGCGATTAATTGCCTGGCATATCTGCCCAGAGATTATTTTGCACAAACAAAAAACGTCCTCGCAGCTGGTGAGGCCGGAGGACGCTTTAATTATCACAACGCTTAGTGATGGATAGTGATGGAATTTTAGTGCCGAAGCATCTTAAGAACACTTACGGCAGCTTACCTTTAAATTGTGGCTAATTGGCTAAAGGATGTCAACATATTATTTGCAGAATGCTTTACTTTCTCAGCACGTTTGCGATTGTTTAGTGCGTTTAGAAGCGGATCGTGAATTAGAAAAAGACTGGCGTTAAGAATTTCGTCCACTTCATTACGGCACGTTGACAATGATGGCCTCCTGTAACTCTCACCGCTTCTTCCTGACATTTTGCGAGGACTTGCGACCTTATGGTAGTAAGATGCAATTGCTCGCTTAGATGATCCGTGTGCGTAGTAACTGAGTAAGATGCCAAATGCTTTTTTATCGATGAACATGACGGAATCCACGACCTGAGAAATCAAGAGCCCGTCATCATCGTTACACATTGGCCTGGAAGGACATGACTGTGGCTCTACAGTCGCCATGTATTGCGCTATGACGCTGCTCTGGCGCTTTTCCAGCCTCCCTGAGTAAACCCATGCACCCCACAATTCTAGCCAACCATTGATCCAGTCATGTTGTTCTTTGCTTAGATTAAGCTCGCGTATGCTCATCGCTTTTTCCTTCTTGGTTGTGCGTCCCAGCTCTGGATGTGTGCTGGCTGGATTACCGGGTAAATTGGCCGGAAATGGGAAAGAAGCCGTCGCCATTTCTCTTTTAGGTATTCGGTCATGCGAGCCACCAATTCAGGATTCGCCTGCCGAATGGCAGTCTGCGCTGAGGTCGATACTGTACGCGCTCAATCTTGGCGTTGATTTCGTTTAGCCGGGATTCGAGTTGTTTTTTGCTGTGCAGGTACATAGCCAGCCGGTAATGATCAAGTGGTTTCATGCAGCCTCTCTCTGCTTAACCAATGCCCGCAGCAAAGCCCTGTATCGCGCTCTAATCGCGTCCAGCTCATCACGGGTGTATCGGTGAGGGTTATTGTCTGATTCGAGCGCCTCGACGCGCTGAATGCCGATTTTTGCTATGAGGTTGATGCGGTATGGTCCGATGTTGCCGGAGTGATGGGTATTACAGGAGGCACACTGGCTATGAGTGTTGTCCTCGTTGAAACGTAACTGCGAAGCCGCTGCAGTCGTCCTGTAGTGACCGGCATGGTAACTGGCAGCCGTTGTGCTCCCACAACTGATACAGACATCACCGTCTCTCGCCCGGATGTAATCGTTAAACGACCGCTGGGTCATAGCTATCCAGTGGCTTAACGGTTTCACATCGGCTTTGCGTTTATTCCATGCGGCGCGCTCAGCTTTCTCACGCTGTAACTTACGGCGTTCTGATTGCTGTGTAGCTAACTGGATGGCGCATTTAGGTGAGCAGGTGGTATGAAGGCTGTTGCAGGGGATAAACTTTTCAGGACAGATTTTGCATTTTCTCGGCTTCGGCTTTTTTGAGCCTTTAGCCATTGTCACCTTTCCCCAAAATTATGATTTCAGTATTAAAAGGCACGTCTCCGCCATTCACCATTATGTGACCGAATGTAGACATGAGCACCCATAGTTGCCAGGTAGAATACCCCTTCTCATCCTCTATCGGATTTGTGTATGGCAAAATGGACTGGACGCGAGAACGTAGTTCTTCATGTTGCCTGCGTAATTCATTCTTACCGGCATCAGTAAGCTTCACCTTAACTTTTTCGTTAACATCAAATTTCATTGGTTTCTCCTGATAAACGGTAATTGGGATCAAGCATCAGCGTTACCTCGCAGGCGGTGCAGCAATAAACCTGTGAGTCTGCCAGGGTAGTGCCGCAGAACGCGCAGGCAGTAGCAGATTGCCCGCCAGCGCCAGTATGCTGACTTGATTGGATTTTGTCGCTCATGGTTCTCCCATTCGGTATCGCATTCGCAGGACTCACACGATAGGCCGTAGTGATATTTATCCTCTGAGGTGAGGATGGTGTGACATCGGCAGCAGCGGTCAGGCGGCATGGTTAATCCTCACTGATTTGAGATGCGGCGCATTCTCGTTAAAGACAGCAATCGCGAAACCCTCCGGCGTAGCACTGCGGATATTGGCGCGCTCTGGTCCTGGTGCGCATTTGTGAATCCGGTCATCTGGCGGTGGTAGAGTGTTATCTCGAAAGGCTACTGGCATGACAAAACCGCCACCAGTCCACAGGCAGGTCTTCTTGGTGTAATTGTCAGTCACACAGAACCCGGTAAAGTCGACGGGATGAAAAGAATCATCAGGCTTTCGCCACAGCGTGCTGATTTGGCTTACAGGATTTTCAACAGCCCACGGCGCGCCAGACATTTCACCAATTACCTGGCACTGCCATACGACCTGCATCGCTTTAAAATGAAATGCCGGGTCTTTTTTGCGTTTTTCTCCAAACCAGCGCGCGCCGCTGACTGCTAAGTCAGTGCAGGGTGGAAATCCGATGACAAACACTACTCGTCCAGTTGCTATAGCATTTCGAATGACTGCCCACGTTGATGGATGATCGATGATGTGCCCCACGCGTGTTACGGGGCCCTCTGTGTGAACCCCTTCAGGATGCTGCGGGTCAACAAGAATCGCTTCATACCCATCTTCTACCCAGGGTTTTGACATAACCCCTGTAATGTCACAAAGGCATATGATTATTCCTTTAGATTTCATAACCTGCTCCACATTGGGTTTTGATACTGCCTGGATGGTATTGGCCTTTCCCGGAACTCTGGCAACATCGCAGTGACGATGAAGAAACGAGGGTCGAATGCGAGTGTTTTGGTTGCCTGGATGTTTCGGAGTTTGTAACGGGATATGAGGTCGTCAGCTGTAGATGTGTCGCAGGGGTCATGCACGAAGGGTGTGATTTTCACTTTCTCCACCTTTGCTTCTGATGCCGCGATTACCCTGTGCCACCATCAGGACTCCGTTGATGACAATGTGCTTTTTAGCTTCAAAGTCTCTGGCGTATTCGCGGACGGTATGCCTGCTTATGCCGAGTATCTCGCCAACTTTAGTCTGATTGCCTCTGGTGGTCACCAGTAGCTCAGGAATGGTTTTTATCAGTGCGTTCATGCTGCACTCCCGTATTCGGTGGTTACTATCCCCGGCGCGCCAGTGGTATACATTGGATTGCGATCGGGATGTTCTGGCCTGACCTCCATAAGCCCGTCGAAACGCTGGTACACGCAATGCGTTTTACGGTAGACATGTGAAAGCCACAGAGCCTCTTCGATTGCTGCTGATATGTCGGTGAAGGGTGTCATTTGCTCTTTCCAAACCTCTGAGCCCATTCGATTTCTAACCGGGCTTCGTCGCTGAATTTCACGTTTTGCTCAGTGCCAAACCAGTAAATCGCCTCAATAACTTCCACCATCTCGCTAACTCGCATCTTGCTTGTACGCGAGCCGAACATGACTACGCCACCACCGATGCCGGGAGCGGTGCGCTGTTGCTCGTTTTTGGATTTCGCTACAAGAGCGGTGATTAGGTCTTTCCAGTCGTCAGGAGTGTACTTCTGCCCGTACCAGGTAACCTGCGCGGAGAGGTCATGCAAAAGCGGCCACATACGGCGATTTTGGTCTGAGCTTCGCTTGCGTTCCTGGATGACGATTTCGATAGGCTTATCTGGGCTGGCTGGCAGTTGCTGAATAACGCTGATGCAATTCTGTCGGATGCTGCTGTTACGAAGCAGGAAGGTCATCTTCTCCATAGCTGGCGAACTCCAGTGATTGTCTTGGTGTGT